CAATCGGACTTCCGTAGTCGCTTTGGCGGTCATAAGAAGTAAGACGTTTGGCAATGTCGCACACATCTTCTTTCTCCAACTTAACCATGGAAGGGTAAAGACGCAAGGGTTTTTCCAGCCATTGGGCTACCGCGACTTCGGCCCGTGCGCCCTTGGACTTTTCCCACTTGGGAAGGAGGACAAGCTCGTCGCATTCAAAGATCGCATCAATATCCCGTCTGGCGGCTTCCTCAATAAACTTCCCGTCCATTTGGGAGTTGTGGGGGTCTAGCCCAAGATTCTGATCCATCCTTGCGGGATTGATTACTTGATGTCCCGCCTTGAGCAAGGCTTCTTCAGCTTCAAAAAAGGCAGGGTGGTTTAATTTTGGGTAGCCCCTCATAGGGCCACAGATATATACTGTAGTCATGGTTGTGTGTAGTTAGTGGATGGTGATGCCGTAGTCGGCAATCAAGTTGTAAAGAACTTGTCTAACTTTTTCAATAGTTGCCCCATCCCAATCGGGATGAGAATTATACTTAAGATGAGAGCGAAGCTCGTCATCAAAATGCCCAAGAACACAGCGAAAATCGCTTGCTTTGCAAGCATCTTCAAACTCTTGTCGCTCTTCTGGTAGGGTGAATGATAAAGTTCCATTGGCCATTGTGTGTAGTTTATGTGTCTTTGATTACTTTTTCTAAATCCCCGTCATCCAAATCGTCGTCGTCTTCATCCTCTTCTTGTCCATAAAGGATGTCATGGATATTGGATACAATGCCTTCGATGGCATAATCATTGCCAAACTTGAGGAAGGCATTTTTGGTTTCGGTGCCGTCCTGAAAGGTGGCAACGACAAAGCCCGAATCAAAGTATTCAACCAAATCGCGAGATAGTTTGTCCAATACCTTCTGGAGTCTCTGGTCATGAGATGCCATATCAGTCGATTTGTTCTCGGCAATTCTTGCATGTCTTGATTACTCCGACATGCCGAATCACCGTTTGTTCAATCTTTTCCGATCCGCAATAGGGGCAAGTTTTGTTTTCGGGCTTGCGGTAGATCTTTTTCTTGCGGGGTTGGTCGCGCTCTTTCATTTAGCTGTTGATGGATTGATTCTTACGTAATTCCTTACCAATGAAGACCTTCTGGTCTTGAGCCAAACGCCATCCCCAGATGTTGAATCTCTGGTTCCGCGACCATTAGTATTGCCTTCCACGGCTTGAAAACTTTTATCACCAGCCTTGGTAATAATCCCAATATGGGAAAAATCAAAGATAACAATGTCCCCCACTTGAGGCTTGGCTTTTGAAGACAAAACCTTGGTGGTTGCGGGACGCCCCTTTGCCCACTGGATATACCCGAATGCTGCTGCGGTCTTGGGCCTCCACTTTTCTGGGGTCATGACCTTGAGTCCAAGCCACTCGGCATTCTCCTTGTCCTTGAGCCACTCTTGAATTACCCAACCCGTAAACGCCGCACACCACGGCCATGAAGCTGGCTTCAGACTGGTTGCCGATTGGTACTTGCGGATCTTGGCCCCGTTGTTGTTGCCGCCAGACTCCTTCACCCCGACTTGGGATAGGGCAATCTTGGCTAGATTCTCAAGAGCCTTTGGGGTCTTCTGTTTCGGGGCGGGCTTGGCCTTGGGTTCTTTTGGCGGTTCGGGCTTTAAGCTCTCTTGCGATTCGGAGGGCAAGCTCGGTGAGGACGGCGCTTGGCCAGTATCGAAGCCGATAAAACCAAAGAGTTTCTGGATTAACTTTAACATGGGGCCGACTACTCACCCATTCATTTTACCACTTGCACTGACGCCTACCAATATCCCAATTCCTAGAAATCCGCTCCACCTCGGACTCCGATGGTGACGGAAGTTTTTCCATCATCGCCCCGCTTCCCTTTGACCCAGAAGCGGATGGAACTGAATAAACGGACAAGGAAACTTCTGCGATCTTCTTCGCGCTTTTTGGTAAATATGGCTTTGAGGACTTCATCTTTGATTGGTTTCACTTACGTTTACGCTTGGTTGCGGGCTTTTTGACTTCAATGGCCCTGCGGACTTCGGTGAAGGTAATAGGCCCAGCCACTCCATCCTCATCCGTATTGACCAAGGCTTGGATTTTTTTGACCCCCCTGACATTCACTTCGTTAGTGACGTAGTTAACGATAGAGATAAGGAGGGCAACAATAAAGCCTGTGAGACTGACCTGATCGACGGATTCGGCCAGCTTTGGATCAACCATAGCAAGACGGGAGACAATAGCGGCTACCGCCATGGCGATGAGAGGGGTAAGAACCCCGCCCGCCTTGCTGACCAAGAATGCTAGAAGTTTGTCTTTCATTGTTCGATTTTGACACGCTGGACAGCCGATTCAATGGTAAAACGAATCAAAGATTCGGAGGCATCAATCCCATTACGGATGGCTGCGCTGGTGAGTTTTTTGACTGCGGCCTCGCGCTTTTGTGCGCCAGTTTTGCTAGTGTCGGCCAACTCGCGGACAATGTCCAAAGCGAGAGGCAGAAGGCTAGACGCCGCATCCACAAACAATTCTTTGAGGATAGGTGCGTAGAAACTCCAGATTTTGGAAGGAATACCCAGAAGGGTGGCAAAGAATGATTTCATAGATTTAAAGCTAGACTAGAATCCTTTGGATTTCAAGTAATCTTCGATTCTTTTTGTGCGCTCGTCAATGCGGGCTAGGGTCTCGGACCTCTCTTGGTTTTCCTTATTGATCATTTCAATCCGCGCATCTTGTTTAGCATCATTAGCTTGGATAGACCGCATTTGTTCTGGGAGGACAATCCATCCATTGAGCGCCGAAAACAAAGTGACCATCAAGGCAACCCCCGCAATCAACTCACTCATCGTGAGCTTTACTCCCCGCTCCATCCCTCTACGTCTTGGTATTTCTTCTACGCTCATAGTGCTACACGTTAGTTGGTGTTAAAGTTGGGGCAGGCTCATCTCCATTAAGAGTAAAAAAATTAGCATTCCAAGGAAATTGAGTATCATCATTTGACTGATATGTAAAATCACCGAAATCAACATCTTCAATAAGCCAAACGCCCCCGCTCCAAACTATTTGAGATGATCCTTTTTCATAGACTCCTTTTCCAGCCTGCTGTCCAGAAAGAACATATGTTCCATCTGATGATGCAGTTCCAGCACCTGAAACAATGACAGCGTTATAGTTGCCTAGAAGGTGATCGATAATTGAAGCCACTTGATAGCGCCAAGGCCAGTCAATATATGTAGCTAGGTTTGCGGGGTTGGCCGTGTCACCGCGATAGGCGGCGGCAATATGCCCCAAGGCTTGTTTTTCGTGCCAATCTGTATGATTCGGCGTTTCTGGAGTTAAGACAATTCCAGTGGGATCTATGCCTTCGTTAATCCATCCAGTGGCCATCCAAGGATAAGAAACATCAGAAGGAGACAGCGTGTTATCTCCTGATTGGAGATCCTCTAAAACCCATTCGACTCCGCCCCATAAAATGGCGACATCTTCATTAAGTCTATAAGATGGCCTTCCATTTACATCCCCATCATACACATATCTACCATTGTATTGGGTGTCGCCCAACCCCGAAACCACAACTGTAGATTCTGCTATATCTCCAGATACAGCATTGTATATATCACTCCACACATAGTTCTTGGGTAGAGAGATGTAGTCCGCTTCGCTTCTCGGTGCGCCTGCGGCTACGGCGATCTTTGCCCAGAGATAGCGTTCTGGGAGATCATAGTAATCGGCAATAGCGCCAGATCCAAGCTCTTCAACAAGCCACTTGGCAAGCATCATCCTTCGGGGCTGATCCGCCGCCGAAGCAAAAACCGCATCTAAAGTAGGGAGAGCCATAGCCTATGGTCTCCGTCCTTTAAGCCATGCCCATGATACGCTCACCCATGCCAGCCATTGGGGACACGCCTGCTTCCATTTCGTCAGCAGCCTCGTCCTCCATCTCGTCTTCGTCTTCGGCCTCTTCAGCCGCAATCTCGACGCCAGCAATCATGGTCGGGACAAGCGAGTCGCCTTCGACGCGGAAGGTAACCAATTCTTCAAAAGTTTGGCCATCTTCGGTTTCGGCGGGCAAAGTGTAATTTTCTGGGATTGGAATCTTCATAAGAATAATAAATTTATTTAGTTGAGACTAGTTTAGATTGAGCTAATAGTCAAGCCGCATCCTTAAATAATTCTGGAAAATATTCGCGTTCGGCTTTTTCGCGGGCAACTATAGCCAAGTCAAGATCTGCAAATGTTCCAATATGTTTAACCCTTCCATCAACTGTGATGGTTGCTCTCCATTTTCCTTTAAATTTTGTAACTCCAGTCTTCCCAGACGAGTTATTGCCCCCAGTCCTTCTCAACGTCCTTGGAAGGCTTCTATAAGGCTGTATTTTTGCTTCTTCTGGCAAGGATGTGTTCTCGCGGGCAAACTCGCCATAATGCTCTTTTACGGCCCGATCCCGCACATAAATGGCCTCCTCAAGCGTCCGATACCGACCTAGTGATTTGCGCTTCCTGTCAATATTGACGTATACCTGATACTTTTCTCTATCTGGACACCAACTAATGCCCTTGTGTCCGCTTGTGTTATCTGAACGTATCTTTTGATTTAGATTGTTTTCTGATTGTGTGGCAAATCGCAAATTTGATTTGCTGTTATTGAGGCCATTTCCATCAATGTGGTCTACTGACTCGCCAGCTTGCGCTCCCATAACCATTCGGTGCATGTAAGTTGTTTTTCCCCTAATCGAACAAGTTGCGTAATATCTAGAGCCAGTTCCATCGTTATCAATAGAATGCCATGTAAATTGGCTGATTCTATCGAAGTCTTCTTCGTCTATGATTGCTGTGCCGTGTTTGAGTTGAATGTATTTCTTCATAAATAGTTAGGGCTGGCAGGATAACCTACCAGCCCCAACTTGTCAAACCGTTTTCGGTTGTATTCTTAAGTTATTTCTTAAGAAAGGTAGCCGTAGCCCGAACCGCTGCTGCAAGCGACCAGATCATTGGCCAGATTGCAACGGAGATGCAAGATATAAAATCCGAACTCAGGGAAGATCTGCTTCGCCGCGCAAGCCATCTTGGCGCGCCAGTAACCGCTGTTTTTGTCAGGGTTGCAGTTCTTGTCGTACTCGTTGATCCAGCGGAAGTCTCCGCGATAGTTCTGAGCATCATAGACAAGCTTGCCAACCTTGAGGTTCGGGTTCGGCACAAGCCACTCAACGGCCTTCGGATGGAAGATAACCGTGGAGGTATACTTCGCAGCCTTGTAGGCGGGGTTGATGATGAACTTGGTACCCTTGGTTGCACCAGTCGTGGAGACATAGGGAGCAACTTCGGTATAACCACCAGAACCGTTGTCGTTGAAACGTTTCGGGAACGGACGGCTATGGAACACGAATCCACCGTAAGCCTTCTTGGGCAACAGCGAGGAGCCGTTGGCACCAAGCAGATCGTTAACACGATCACTCCAGCGGATATCCTGACGGACATCTTCGTTGAGTTTGATCAGGTTCTCAATCGTGGCGCGTTCGGCAAACACGTTGAACACGGGCGAGCCGTCATCGGTCACCGCATCACCGTCATCACCAGCGTTGTTCTGGTAGAGACGATCATAGAGTTCGCGAAGGACGCCAACCGTAAGAACGGAGGTCGGGTTCGGCAGCGAGCCAAACGAGCTTCCCGTGGTCTCAGCGAGGCCAGCCTCGACAGAAACTTTGGTAACAGCCTCGTAGTAGTCGTTGTCGTAACGCTCAATCCACTCTTTGTTGACGTTGTCGGCAAGGATTTTGATGTAGTTGTTGACATCATCAATCGGGAAAGCCGAAGTGCGAACGTCTTCCAAACAGATCCAATCCGACTCAATCGCCTGATGGCGGAGCGAAAAGGTCTTCTGATCGAAGGCGTAGCCGACTTTCTTGACGGGAGCCAAGCAGGAGTTGTCCTGACCAGCTTCGCCAGTGACGCCGATAACTTCCCAGCCGCTGCCAGTGGCAACCGTGCGCTGGGCGATGGTGTTGGTGATCGTTTTGCCCATGTTGTCGGGGAAAGCCGACTGGGTAACAAAACGGAGATAGGGATCTTTATAAAGACCCAAACGATGAGTGCCAAGGGCGATACGTCCAGTCTCGCGCTGGAAATTATCATTGATGGCCTCACAGGTAGTAGCAGTTTGTGCTGACATGATATTTTATTTCTATTTGGTTTAAGGGTTAGATTTTGATTTCGGGGCATAGGGTGCCCGTCTATCGGTTGAGTTTCTGGGCCGCGACCAGAGATTTACGGCTACAAATTTTGAAGGCGCTAACCCGCCAGCGAGGTGTCTGCGACCAACTCAGACTTCAGTCTTGGGTGCAAACTATTATATTTGCACAAATTTGTCAATAGCAGAATTTTATCGGAATATAGATTTTCCGAAATTCATCAAACTGTCGGGATTTTCATCCCCATCGTCATTGCTATCGGTTTCGGTGGCCTTACCCAAGCTTGGGGTAGCTCCGACCAGACCTTCTAGCTGAGTTTGAAGTTCTTTGATCTTGGCGTCTTTTTCGGAACTTACCTTCTCCATCTGAGCGGTATAGTGGTTGATTGCCGACTCAAGGAATGGGACTACAGCAGCCCGTGCGAGGATGGCGCTTCGGTCTTCGACGCTCAAGCGATCCAGATTGGTCTCTGCGGCGTTCTTTTTGGCACTACGGATATGGCTATTCCAGTCATCCTGCCCGTCGATTTCTTGGAGGAAAGAATAGCGATCTTCCAGATTTGTCCAAGTTTTGGCCGTGAACGCCTTCTGGAGCCTTTGATCGTTCTCAATAAACTCCTGTTCGGATTGGGCCTTGCGGGCGTTTTCGGCCTCTGCGAGGGTTTCGGCCTCTTTCTGGAACCGCTCATGGTATTGGGCCAACTCATGGTATTTATCGGCCATCTTGACGATAGATAACTGCTCCATGCGCTTGAAGTCCGCCGTCAGGTCTTCCAGAGAGTCGATACGCTTGCGGGCATCTGGCTCGGTTAGGGCTTGCCAGAGCTTGGAGAAATCGGCGTCATTAGCTTCTGCAATGGCCTTTAAATCGCCTTGAAGGCCACTCAGGGGCTTTTTGATGGTCTCGACGTATTCGGGGCTTCTCTCAAAGTTTGCGGTCTTTAGCTCGCGATTAAGTTCTGCCATGCGGGTTTTGTAGCTCTCAAGCTCTTCTTGGAGAGTCTTGACTGTTTCTCCCTCATACTTGCCCACCTTCTCTTTGGTGGCGTCCAGTTCGGCCTTGAGGCGATCCCGCTCCTCACGGGCTTTTTTCATTTCTGTTTTGATCTCTTTCCAGCTTGAGATCCCCTTCTCAGAATCATCACCCTCTGGTTTGTCAGAAATGGGCTTGTCGGCAAAGTGGGGGTTAAGCGGGAGGTCATCGTCGTCTTTTGCTTCTGTCTGCTCGTTAGCATCCTTAGACGATACTTCCTTGGTAATATCTGCAACCTTCTTCTCTACCTCTTCCTTGGTGGCTTTGGATTTGGTTTCCGCTTTAACGGGAGCCTTTTTCTCCGCCTTGGGAGCTTCCTCTTTCGGGGTTTCGGCTGCTGGCTTTGGCTCTTCTTGTTGGGTTTCGGGCGCGGCGGTTTCATTGGGTTGAACTTCGGGGGCGGGTTCTGCGTTGGCCCCTCCAAAAATGGTTCCAGCGAAGTCTGCGTCACCCGTAAGGGCGGAATTAAGGATATTAGCCATAAGTTATATTAGTTTGTTTCTTCTGAAGTTATATGGGAGAAAGGTTCTGGCAAGTCAAATTTGGGTTTATTTACCTGTCCATAACCCAAAGTTTCAATGAGATCCATAACCTCTTGACTGCCCTCATAAAAACCCGCGCTCTTAATAAACACTGGCGACAGATCGAACCCTTGAGCGACAGGGCTACCGCTCCGTTTCGGGCGAACCCGTTTGGAGATAAATTTAAGCCCCTTTTGCATATGAGGCATCGCCCAAGTTTTGGCCCATTCACGGGCATCCTGATCTGTCCACTCCATTAATAAGATCTAACTATACGCAGATTATAACTTTGTCTAGTATAAATTATGCTGTTGTAGCCATCGGGGGTCGGCCTGCGGGTCTGGCTGTTTTCTCAAGAATGGAACTGCGGGTTTTAAGATCATTAAGAGCCATTTGTTGACGAATGGTCTCCATTTTCTGCTGGTGCGTCTCTTGGTTCATCATGCGCTTTTCCTGCATCTCAGCCAGTTTCAACTGGGCCTTCTGGAGTTCCATTTCGGATCGGGGATCAATCTGTCCTTGCGGGGCTTCCTGCATGGCTTGCTCTTGTGCTTGGCTCTGTTGAGCCATCATGCGGTTGATGACCTGTTGCTCTAGCTCATCGATATAGGCGGTGAGGTTTTGGAGTTGGCGCTTGAGTTCGCGCACTTCCTGTGCCCGATAGCTGTTATTAGAAAAGAAGACAAGGTGTTCGGTTACATGGTCAGCAGCAGGACGAAGGATCTGCATTGCCTGCTCATCAGCCATTTGCTGCTGGCGGTGGGCTTCAATGATCTCGGCAATCATTGGGATATGGGCCTCAATGTGAACCGCATGGTTCTGGCTATCGTGAACCATCTGAGGAATGCCCTGACGGAGGTTACCATTCTCAAGGTTGGCGATGTCAAAGTCCACCACACGGCGCGGACCCTTGTCGGAGACGAAGAGATTGACCTTCTGCCAACCCACACCAGATATGCCAGCAATAACGGAACGTAGGGTGTTTTCCTTGCCCTTCTCGTCCATTAAGGAATATAGTTCCATCAGTTGCTTACTGGCCATTTCGGTCATTACAGGGCTTCCATCACCCATTGCGCGGAATGCCGTGACCTTTAGAAACTGGCGCATACGCTCAATAGAAACTCCTCGACGCGCACAACGCCTACGGAATTCAAGGGCAAGTTGCCCGCCCTTATCATTGGCGGTAAGGAGGGGATTGACCGCCCTACGGTATTGTTCGGTCAAAAGCTTGTTATACGGAGTATAGAAAAGTTCCAGTGCTGCGGCGTTGAGCGTGGATTCTTGGCGGGCTTGCTGGACAACCTCTGTCGCAGAGCGAGCTTGGCCGTCTGGAGTGGCCTGACGAGAGCGATAGCTACCCGTGTTGTTCTGCAACACTTGGCTCATAAGATTGTAGACAGGAAGACCCTGAGTAGCAATCGACGGTGGTTGAAGTTGGATCGGGGTCAGCCCACTGGGGATGAAGGTATACGGGCCTACTTCAATATATTGGAAGTCTTGGATGGCTTCGGCGTCACCCTGCAACTGGATTAGTCCAGAAGTGATGGCGGCTTGTGCGGACTGACAGAGAACGCGATTAGAGATCTGGATCTGGTTGTAGATCTTCTGCTTGAGGCCGCGAATCGTGTGGAATGTTCCTTGTCCGACTCCGTATGTGAAGATGACGAAGCACTGATTTACGTTGCCATAACGACTATAGCGTTCGTATAGGAAATCCGAAGAATCGCGAGATCCGATAAGCTGTGTAAACTTACCATCGAATTCGCGGTTGTAGCCGTAGATTAGTTGGGCGCGGTGGTAGGCTGATTCCCCAGCGTAGAGGTCATTCTCCTTGATTTCGCGTTCAAAGTCTTCCCAGTGAGCGGTGTAATTTTTCCACTGATCCCGTTTGGTCGAAGCCTTCCAGATGGCCTGTTTAACGGCGTTTAGATTCCAGCCTAGTTCTTTTGCGGCTTTGGGATTGCGAATGTAGCGGTAAAGTTCACTCACGCTCATGGAGCGTTGGACAATGGCTACTTCGATGGACTCATCTGATACCTTGGTATCACGGGCTACCTTGAAGTCTTTAAGTCCACAAGGCTCCCAGAAGATAGAGCGTTCATCTGGCCACATAGCAACACCAACCCCGTCACCCACAAACTCGCGGGACAGGAGTTGCATATTGTAGGCGTGGTCGCTCCACTCTTTAAGCATCCAGTCAAACTCTTCAGAGATAATCTCGGAATCCTCATTGGAGTCCCCCTGATAGGATTCCATGATGACGTTGGCAATGCGTGGCACACCGTTCTGGAGTTCGATATATGGAGCCAAGGCGGCTTCCATAATGGCGTTGGCTTCACCAAAGTTGGCATTCACCACATGGGTCAGTCCTTTGGACTTCAGTTCTTCGGCATCGTAGGGGGCTTCGCCATTAACTAGGGCTTGCGCCCGCGCCCGAAGGTACGCCGCATCCTCATCTTGTTCTATATACTTGTTGGCAATGGCCACAAGGCTATCCGATGATTTGATCCTTTTTTTCGGGGGACTACCACTCTCTGGTAGATTTTCCAGTTCTGCGTTACCTGTTGCCATTAAAGTAGAAAGTGTAAAGTGTTAAGTCTATTGTGTCCAGCCAGTAATAATACCATTGGAGATGGATACTGTATTGGTGTTGGTTGCGGCGTCAACAAAAGTAATGTTGGTATTTAGCCCCAAATTTGTCGGGCGGATAATAAGC